GCGCTGTTAATGTTCCTGCGGCCAATGACGTATACAACAACATATGCATATAAAGATTATATCAAAAGCGAAAGCATTCATGTAATGAGTAACCTATAAAGGTCATAGTCCGTGTTAATGAATAACCAGACAGCCAATCAGGAAAGAGCACGCCCATGGTGTGATGGGCGGAGAGGGGCGTTACTGGGCGGGGAAATGAGTATATAAGCACGCGCACATCCGGGTTCAAGTCATTCTGCTTCCGGGATCCGTCGGAGACAGACCTCTCTCGGTGAGTGATGGCGATTCCTCTTGCTGCTGTCAATGATCTTATGCAATTTCCTGGGCCTTGCTATACCTATGTGCTCAAATTTCCATACGCTGACTGGCGCTTCAATGAGATCCGTCTACAACGGGCACTGGGATATCCAACTCATGACATCCTGGATAATCCCGACATCTATGCGTCTATGCCGGGTCAGTCTGAGCCTGCTGAACAATCTGCATTCCTTGAGACCAGAGGACCAATGCAGGCATACACCCTATTACTGGCACGCACTGCTTATACGGCGGCATTTAGCTTTTTCTCGGCGAAGCAAGGGAAATGCCCTCCTGCTGCTAGTATTTTTACTCAATGTGAACTTGGCGAGCGAGATCTTCATGTACATGTAGTGATGGGTGGAGAAGGCCTGTCAAGATACAACGCCAAAGCCATCCGGTCTCAATTAGCCTTCAAGTGGCTAGACGCCATTCAGAGTCAGCTTGAATACAATTTGAAGTACGGGCACACGGCTGACAAGGTCTTTTGTGATGTTCTGATTGATTGCTGCTACCGCGCCAAGCAAACATGTGTAGACATGAAAACCCAATACTGTGATGTGCTTCAATACAAGAGCCGAAGCGGCGAGATGTATGCCTGCCGAGTAGATGCGCTAGACTACATCTGTAACTATCTTCTCTGCAAGAATCTCCGCTTCTTTACACATGTTGATCCAGAAAAGGCGACTCCGTTTGTCGCCTACTTTCCGTGCACCAATAAGACGTATGCCGCATCATTTGTGAATGGGAAGTGGATTCCGATTGAGCTTAGAAAACAATGGCTTCAGTATCTCAGAGACTCTGTAGTTAAAAAGCTTGAGCCGGTATTCTCTGGTGATATATTCGGAGATCTTCCAAAGGTACCTAATGCCAAATGGCAGACTGATTCTGCTTCTCCATCATCAAGCAAGCCAACAAAAAGAGAGACTTTAATGCTTGATTGTATTGATCGCTGTGAAAAGAATCACTATCTCACATATGAAGATCTTGTTGATGGCTGTCCTGATCTTGTAATCATGCTAGAATCACAACCCGGGGGGAGTCGCTTGATTGAGACATTGATTCAGATGGTTCACATAAAGCTATGTCAAAAATATACTGCTTTGAGCTATATTCGAATGAGATATGAGCCTATTGAATTGATTCCATCAAACAAGGCATATCAGCTACTGGCCTTTCAGGGATACAATCCCTTTCAAGCATTTCACTGGCTTTGCTGTGTTTTAAATAAAACAGCCGGCAAACAAAACACAGTTAGTTTCTTTGGGCCAGCTAGCACTGGAAAAACCAACATGGCTAAATCCATAGTTAACGCTGCCAAGCTATATGGATGTGTTAATCACCAAAACAAGAATTTTGTGTTCAATGATTGTGCCTCTAAATTTGTATGTTGGTGGGAAGAGTGCTTGATGCATTCTGACTGGGTTGAGCAGGCTAAATGTATCCTTGGCGGTACTGAATTTAGAATTGACAGAAAACATAGAGATTCCATGCTCCTTCCACAAACGCCTTTAATTATTTCTACCAACAATGACATTTACACGGTTGTTGGTGGAAATACTGTATCCCATGTACATGCAAAGCCTTTAAAGGAACGAGTTGTTCAGCTCAACTTTATGAAACAGCTACAACCGACATTCGGGGAAATCACTCCTGAAGACGTGATTGCTCTTCTACAAGCCTGTATCGATCGCTTTCCTGATTTGACTCTGGCTGGCTTCTGCGCTCAGTGGAACCTAGAGAAGGTTCCCAATGATTTTCCTCTCGCTAATCTCTGTCCTGGTCATGTTCAGGACTTTGTTCTGTATGAGCACGGGCTGTGCACTGCATGTGGAGGCTACTATCCGCTAGAGGAGAGAGACCGTGGTGACGTGGAAGCTGCTGTGACAGCAGAACCTGCGCCTGCTGAGTTCAAAGTACCAGGTAAGCTATTACTCATATGGGTGTTGCCTTTCCGCGTTGTTTCTGCTGACACTGACACTGATTCATTTATTACAGCTACTCCGCCTAACACGCCAACCAAGAGGCGTCGGGCAGAGTCCACTGACAGTGGACCTTCAACTTCCACGCAGTCTTCTCCTGCGAAAAAGCCTCGCAAGCAAAAGGTGAGAACCAAGATCCTCTTTGAGGACGATTGGTCTGCTCAGCCTAGTGATCGCCTAGACAGAATTCGCTATGAGCGGTTCGTCAAAAGCATCACACGCTCGCCGCGAGCAGAGGACGAGGAGTCGGAGCCGGAGTCGGAGTCCTCCGAGATGTCGCCGGCAGAATGGGGGGAGATGCTCGGCCTCATCACGCGGGGACTGGAGGACGAACCGATCGTCCTCCACTGCTTCGAGACGCTTGAAGGGCTCGAAGACGACACCGATGGAAGTCTTCAATCGCCATAAGGCAGAGACTGGCATCAATCTGTCCATGTGTGGCTTCTACTGGCACAGCACTAGACTGGCCAGGGCCGGGACTGATTGGATCTTTAATGAGGGGAAACCATTGTTTCAATCTAAATGTACCAATAATCTTGTATCTTGGGATATTGTAAGAGAAATGTTGTTTCAATTCAAAAAAACAATGGATCAAAAATATAGAAATATATTGTATCATGGGATGAGGGGGGCTGATTGTGATAAATGCAAATACTGGGATAATGTGTACTTGGAACACTTGGCTAACATTGAAACAAATGATGTTGTTATGCAGGACATTTCTGATGAAGAAATGTTGAGTGCTGCCATGGAGGTAGATGGCACCCACGAATAGAAAGCCTGGTGGCTGGGTGGTGCCTGGATTCAAATACCTGGGACCGTTTAATCCATTAAATAACGGGGAACCTGTAAATTTTGTTGACGCCGCTGCTAAGGCGCATGATCAAGCCTATCAAGATATTATTGATTCTGGTCAAAATCCTTACTTTAGCTTCAATAAAGCTGACGCTGATTTTATTGAGACTCTGTCTCACGACTCTTCTGTTGGTAGTTGGCTGGGCCGCTCTGCGTTCCATCTAAAAAAGGTACTTGCTCCACACTTGCCTCAGGACGGTGGAGAACAGCCGGGGCCTTCAGGGGCAAAGAAGCCGCGCCTTGATCCAAAGCAGGATCGAGCTCAAAAGCGGAAGCTTTACTTTGCTCGCTCCAACAAACAAGCCAAGCAACCGAGAATGTCTGCAGGCGCAGAACCTACAGAAGACGTGGCCGGATCTGCGGATCCCGCGGCCGAGGGAAGGGCGGGAGGAGCCAATGGAGGTGGTGGAGGCATGGGAGGAGGTGGAGGACATGGAGTGGGAGTAAGCACGGGCGGGTGGCAGGCGGGAACTGTGTTTACTGATAGTGCCATTATCACCACGGGAACACGTCAGTGGTACGCGCCCATTTACAATGGTCATTTGTACAAACTGCTGAAACCAGATTCTGGCCTTCATAGCAATTGGACTGGTATCAGCACACCATGGGGATATTTCAATTTCAATGAGTATGACGCGCACTTTTCTCCACAAGACTGGCAGCGTTTGCTGAACGAATATAAACGCTGGCGTCCAAAGTCCATGCATGTGAAGATCTACAACTTGCAAATTAAGCAAGTGGTCACATTGGGTGCGGACACGTTGTATAATAATGATTTGACTGCTGGTGTGCATATATTCTGTGATGGGTCGCATCAGTTCCCATATTCTCAACATCCATGGGATACTGGTGTTATGCCTGAACTTCCAAATAAGGTATGGAAGCTATCACAGTATGCCTATTTCCAGGCGCTAAATGATCTTATAGATACAAACGCAGGCAGCAACGCAGATGTTGGAAACATTGAAAAACATATAATGAAAGCTGCGCCGTTTTACATTCTGGAAAGCGCTAGTCATCAAGTACTTCGAACCGGAGAAGAAACCAGTTTTACATTTGAATTTGACTGTGGGTGGGTTACCAATGATAGAGTGTATTGTCCACCACAGGCAGATTTTAATCCTTTAGTAAACACGCGCCGATATTTTCCCACAAGACAAACTGGAGCGGGCGCCGCAAACAAATTTACATACCATAGATACAATCCATATAACAAACCGAGCATCTGGATGCCTGGTCCTAGCTTGGGATACATTGGAGCCACTCAAACATCTGCAAATCCAGAAAAAGCACGAGGACCTGTCACTGTTGTCTATCAGCCACCGTATACAACTGCAGACGGAGCCAGCGCAAACACTGAACAAAACAAGGACCAGCAAACACTGCTACCAAAATTGACTGAAGCGTCTATGCAAAATGCTGGATTTGACGTGGCGCCTGTTAACAACGCATGCAATGATCTTGGATACATCACTATGGCATACGATTCCAGGGAAGAAAGTGAGCAAAGTACAACAATCACAGTCAAAGACGTGGACGCGGATTTTGCTAGATATGGGGCTGTGTTTGTACAAGACGGAACAAACAAGGAAATCAAAGCAGACGGAACTGCGCTCACTACACAAGACAGAAAAAACTTTTCAGAACTTAGAAATGTATGGATGTATCCAAATCAGGCATGGGACGCAACTCCCATATCGAGAGATACTCCGATATGGGTAAAGTCGCCAAGAACAGATAGGCACACCATGTTTGATACCTCAGACGGAACGATTCCAATGGCACATCCACCGGGGACCATTTTTGTAAAGGTGGCAAAAATACCAATCCCAGGCGRCCAAGACTCATATCTGAATCTATATGTGACAGGACAGGTCACTTGCCAAGTCATCTGGGAGGCAGAAAGATTCCAGACCAAAAACTGGAGACCAGAAGTACGAACCGACGTGTCGGCGTTTTCAGACCCCACATTATACACTGTCAATGCGGCGGGGGTATACAATACACCAGAAACATTCAAGGAGGGGATGCCAACAAAGCGCGGGATCAATCGTGTACTGTAACATGGATGTATGTATATACAAGAACGAGACAATAAAGCTTTACATTTTGATATATCTTTATACAGCACCTGTTGTTCACGTCATCATATGTTAATTTTATCATGGCGCGGCTTCTTTGCCCCTGAAGGCCCCGGCTGTTCTCCACCGTCCTGAGGCAAAGAAGCCGCGCCTTGATCCAAAGCAGGATCGAGCTCAAAAGCGGAAGCTTTACTTGCTCGCTCCAACAAACAAGCCAAGCCAAC